CCGACGATAGGTCTTCGCCAGCAATGAATGTCCGTGTGTCACGGGATTGCATTACAGCCATAATTATTCCCCTTTATAGCTTTTGTTGATTAGGGCTTTACCTTCGTCGGTTTTAGCTACAGCGGCATACGCTTTAGCATACTCACCCTTTTTCATCTTGTTATCTTCCATGTAGGTTTTGACAAGAGATTCCATTTTATCGGTAGCAGTCGCAAACTCACCATTTGCATCTGATTTACCAACCTCTTCCATAGTCTCAGCAAAGGTTGCATCTGCAGCCTTCAGAGCTTCCATTACAGATTCGACTTCACCAAACTCTCCTACCAGAGATTTAGCGACATCAGTAGCAAAGTGTGGCAATGCTTCTGTTGCACGTTTGGTTAGTTCTGCGTCTGCTTTAGCAAATTCTGCTTCTTCCAATGCTTTTAGGATTGGTGCAGGAATATCTGCCTTGTTAATTTGCTCACCAGCATATTCTACATACTCTGGTTCAGCTTTCTTTTCAATAGCATCTGCCTTGATGACAAAACCATTTTCGATAAGAGCTTTACGCAAGTTCTCGTTATCTGCTTTTAGGGCATCAATCTCTGCTTGTAAAGTTTCTTCATCAGACTTTTTCATATCCATGTCGTAGGCTTTCATAGCCTCTTCCTCAGACATACCCTTGTCCATATATGGCTTTAGTTTTGCTTTCATGTCATCTGACATTTTGTCTACTTCTTGTTCCATGTTATCTCCATTGGAATCATCACGCTTGAACAAGGAGACCATTGCCTGTGCGTTGGCAGGACGATCCACGAGAGATAGTTCGTCTAGTTCAAGCTGTTTCAATAAATTAGGCACTGTAGTCCTCCTTGATTGCACGACCCCCAATAGAGAAGGCCGCTAATTCTCCAGATTTGACCTTGGCCCAAACGTCATCATTATAGACTTTAAATGCGACGATCCAACCTTCACGGTCACTCTGAATGCCAAGGGATTCACCAATCTCTTTTGTGATAGGCATGGAGTGGATAACCGCCCCAATCTGATCCCCTTTGTGCATCTCTTGACCTACACGAACATGTTCCATAAAGTTATTTACGGCTTTAACAAGTGTGTCAGGTTCAATTACATCGCCTTGGCGGTCGACTACAGGTTCACCCTTTTCGGTTACTACTGAGGCCCAACCATAGACCATGCGTTGTTCATCGTCAGCCTTTAGAATTTGACCTTCGATGTCTTTTGTTAGTTCAGACACGCTAGTGCCTCCTTCCCACATACGACAAGACCAGTAACGTGCAGAGGTCTTATCTGTTGCAGTATCACATGAATGACGACTGCGGAAATTGGCACGAGCTTTGGGATTATCTCGACGGATTTCCATGTTAGGGTCACCAAAGGTAACTCGCTTTACTTTGTCGCCATCCATAACGAACACTTCAAACTTTTTGTTGCCACCTTGAATACGGCGGGGCTTGTTTAAAGTCACTTTTTCGCCTTGGTAATCAGCCTTGGCAAATTCCTCTTTCATAATCTCTTGTACGATGACCCTGAGAGCCTCTAAGCGGTCCACTGAGGGGGCTTCTTCGTCTTCTGGGTACTCTGCACCTGCAAGCTCTGCATTAGCCTCTGCTAGGTCCTCATAGTAGTCCAAATATTCATCGTGATTAATGGCTGGCATATACACCGCTTGACCATTGTATTCGTGTACGTGAATAGTGCCACCAAGACCCATATCCATAGAACGACTACGAGCTTCCATCTCTGTAGTAAATACATCGTTGGCGTATTGCGCTTTACGAAGAGTTGATAATTTGTGTCCTACCATTGTACCTGTCGGCTTTCCTTCGTCATCAACAATCTCAATACGGGCTGCTGGATCTTCTTTTGATCCTGTGATCTTTACTGGGATGTTAGGGACAGTACCATCACGCACAATCTCACGGATAATCCCACGGGCTGTACCACCAGAGCTATTCCAAGAGACTTTAGAACCTACTGACATGCTCTTCTTGATTGCACTGTATGCAGCAGCCATTGCACGTCCTTCGTCTTTTGTGTTGTTATAAACTGAATTGAAAACTTCCATAAACTGTTTCTTCTTAGAGTCAGGTACGTTTGATGGAACTTTTGCTGGTGATGAATAAGGCATCTAGATAACCTTTGCTAAGTAACCTTTAAATACGCCATATACCACAGCGTTATTTGTTGAGCTTTCTGCAGTAATACGAACATCAGCATTCTTAGGGATGATAACCGCAGGATCTAATTCAATCTGCCAAGAACTGCCAGAGGATGCTGATACAGCAGCAACTTGTCGAAAGACTTTACCTGCTTCTCTAATTTCAAGGTAGAAATCTGCAGCAGCATCATGCTTAATTGAGATAGATCCAAATCCACCAGTAAGAATGTAGTAGTCTTTATCACTAAAAGTTGTTGCAGCTTTGAAAGAGGACTGTAGACCTGCTGGTATGTCTATGTGTATCTTAGATGTGTCAGATGGCACACCATTTACGATAGCTGTGTCTTCATATACTGTAACACGACCTTGTAACTCTGTTCCATTATTGTTGTAAGCCTGAGATACACGGGCAACAGGGACATTAAGAGCAACCTTATTTTGTCCATCAAGAGTTACTGTCTGCGTTAAGAAAGTAAACTTACTGTTTACTCCAGTTCCTTCTACGGTGTGACACTCCAACAAGATCTCGTGTGTATCTGAAGGTGACGACGAAGAAATGTGGGTAATAGTGTCTGCAGGGACGTAGGTCTCATTTCCACCCACAGTCCATATTGTTTCTAAACTCCCAGCGGATAAGGAACGTGATTTACCAAACTTGATAAGAGATTTTGCCTTCTTATCTACAGAAACTTGTTCTCCGAAGGTGCGATAGATTTCACGTTCAGCTTGTACAAGTCGTCCATCGGGTACTTCATATGCACGTCTTTGCCAACCACCAAACATATCTTCTATTTCCTTTATCTCTTTGAGGGTCGTATTAAGTGGATCGTAAGTTTTTCCTAGTACTGGACGACCTGTCGTAATATTGTACGCTGTAAAGTCATTCAGCTTAAGTTCAGGGGAACCTAGTATTGGTGCGCCTGTAATGAACGATGGAGCTTCTACCGTCTCCTCTTCGTCCATATTTGCTATAGGTACTACTGGAGAACCTGTAACAAAACTTGTAGGCTGTAGATCATGCTCTTGTGTTAGAGCCGATTGTCCTACGCTTACAATTCCCGTAAGAATGTTGTCTAGGCTTAAGCTATGGTCTTGTGTGATAGCTGTTGTTTGTAAGACAGGGTTTCCTGTCACGACAACATTGCCTAGTAGTATGTGGCCCTGACCAAGGTCTGAAGTCTGTAAGTCAGGTAATCCAGATACGATAACATCAAGAGCTAAATTATGTTCTTGAGTTATTGCTGTTGTCTGTAATTCTGGAGATCCAGTGACGATAAGATCAGCTAAGAGTGTGTGACCTTGATCTATTGTCGTTGTCTGTACAACGGGAGATCCAGTGACAATATCAAGAGCCGTAACAAAGTTATCGTTGATGATTATTTCACTAGCTTCAGTTAGAAGCGAATAACCATTCTCTTGTAATATCCTGTTAAAATCAGGGACGTTGAGAGCCAGATTATCACTGGACTCTGTAAATATTAGATCATTATTTTCCTGTAATACCCTGCGTGTCATGGGACATGACCTTTATTATGCAGGGTCAGGAATACCGATAGTAAATGACCCCAAAGTAAATGTGTTACCAGTTGAGACAACTTGGCTTTCTGTCAATTCACCCGTTGCCAACAATCGAGAGTTAATCGTATCTACGATAGCATAGTGTGTCGTAGTACCATCACCTGTAATGCTTCCGTCAGAAATAGCTGCAACTACAACTTCTCGACCACCACCTGCACGATCAGAAGGAGACGCAATAGCTAGACTTGTTGAATTGCCCAGACTATAGGTTGCTGTAGCTTCCGTATATGTTGTTGCCTCTTGTGAGGTCAAATCAATACGGTTAGCTTCAGTGTCGAGGACAGACAAGCCGTTGTCAAATACTCTATCATTCAGCGTTGCCATTTTCTTCCTCTTGTGGTTGTTCTGTTTCGGTTTCGTATCTTAGTTCAGCAATATCCATTAGATCTTGGATAACCTCTGGGTGAGATGATACATCAATATTTGCACCATTCAAGTTGCGCAGGAAGGCTGCAATCTCACGTAGATCATGTGGAGCAACATCACCAGCTTCAATAGTTGGCATTAGGTCATAATTCAGACCGTTCAACTGCCAAAGACGCTCGACCAACTGTTTGTTGAGAACATCTACGATTGCTTGGATGTAACTCTCAAGCGCACGGAGGAACAGGTCTGTCTTCGACTTGGAGAGAGCATAAGAACCCCCAGAGGAACCAAGCAGAAGAAACTCAGAAAGTACAGAACGAGCAATGTCATGCTGGTAACGACTAACGATTGGATTGATGTCAATGTTGCGTTTACCATTGGATGCCATAAGCTCAATGTCAACTAATCTAGTGGAGGAAGGCGCTCCGTCTTTATCGGGGTAGGTGTCGGAAGGCAGTATAATGTAGCCTTGCTCGTTGAACTTAACGTCTCGTAAGATTTGCTGCAAGTTGTGTACAAATCCTGACTGAGCAGAAGAA